CCCACGCGGACAATAAATCGCCCCTGGTCGGCTAATCAAATGGAGTAGGTAGGCAATCAAATGGCAGGCGTGAAGGGAAAGAGCGGCGGGTCGAGGCCGGGGGCAGGGCGGAAGGCGAAGGAGCCGACGTTCATCGCGCCCGAGCAGGCCGCGGTCGTGAGCGGTGAACCGCTGGACCCGCTGCCGACGCTGGAGCTGATCGCGCTCGGCCACATGGAGGTGAGCGCGCTGCAGATGAAGGCGCTGCTCGCGCTGCTGCCGTACACGAACACGAAGAAGGGCGACGGCGGCAAGAAGGAAGAAGCCGCGGACAAGGCCAAGAAGGCGGCCAGCAAGTTCGCCCCGTCGTCGGCTCCGCTCAAACTGGTCTCCGGTCGGTAAGCCATGGAATGGACGACCGCCTGCCCGGACTGGGTGGAGCGGTTGCACGCGCGCCGGTCGATCATTCCGGCGCCGATCTTCCCGGCCCAGGCTGCGGAGGCGCTGGCGGTCTTCAAGCAGCTGCGCATCGTTGACGCGCCAGGCTCTCCGACCTTCGGCGAGGCGTGCGAGTCCTGGGTGTTCGACTACGTGGCAGCCATCTTCGGCGCCTACGACGCGGAATCGGGGCGGCGGCTGATCCGGGAGACGCTGATGCTGATCCCGAAAAAGAACAGCAAGAGCACCTTGGCCGCGGGGATCATGCTGACGGCGCTGATCCTGAATTGGCGCTCGTCGGCGGAAATGATCATCCTGGCGCCGACGGTCGAGATCGCGAACAACGCCTACGCGCCGGCCCGGGACATGATCAAGGCCGACGATGAGCTGGTCGAGTTGTTCCACGTCCAAGACCATGTCCGGACGATCACGCACCGCACGATGGGCGCGACCCTGAAGGTCGTAGCCGCGGACAGCGACACGGTCGGCGGCAAGAAGGCGAGCTGGATTCTGATCGACGAGGAGTGGATCTTCGGAAACAAGATCAACGCGGAAGCGATGTTCCGCGAGGCGATGGGCGGCTTGGCCTCCCGTCCAGAGGGGATCGTGATCAAGCTGAGCACCCAGTCGGACGAGCCACCGGCCGGGATCTTCCGCCAGGATCTGCAGTACGCGCGAGATGTGCGCGACGGCAAGATCAACGACAACAAGTTTCTGCCGGTGCTGTACGAGCACCCGCCCGAGATGGTGGCGTCGGGCGAGCATCTGCGGCTCGAGAACCTGGCTTTGGTGAACCCGAACTTCGGGGTGTCGGTCGATGCCGAGTACCTCGAGCGCGAGTTCACCAAAGCCGAGTTGGCCGGCGAACAGTCGCTGCGCGGCTTCCTGGCGAAGCACGGCAACGTCGAGATCGGCCTGAACCTCCGCTCTGACCGCTGGGCCGGCGCTGACTTCTGGGAGCAGCAGGGCACCGAAAAGGGTCTGACCCTCGACGACCTGCTCGAGCGCTCCGAGGTGGTCGACGTCGGAATCGACGGCGGCGGCCTGGACGACTTGCTGGGGTTGGCGGTGATCGGCCGCGATCGGGTGACGCGCCAGTGGCTGGTCTGGACCCATGCGTGGGCCCATCCGTCCGTCCTGGCGCGCCGCAAGGAGATCGCTCCGCGGCTGCGCGATTTCGCCAAGCAGGGCGACCTGACCTTGGTCGCGAACATGGGCGACGACGTCTATGGCGTGGCAGAGATCGTTGCGCGCTGTGAGGCGTCCGGCCTGCTGGACAAGGTCGGGTGTGACCCGGCCGGCCTCGGCGGGATCTTGGACGCCATGGTCGAAGCCGATGTGCCGCAAGACAAGGTGATCGGCATCACGCAGGGCTGGAAGATGACAGGCGCCCTGAAGACTGCCGAGCGAAAGCTGGCAGAGGGCGTCCTTGTGCATGGAGCTCAGCCGCTGATGGCCTGGTGCGTCGGCAACGCAAAGATTGAGCCGCGGGGCAATGCTGTCGTGATCACGAAGCAGGCCAGCGGCACCGGAAAGATTGACCCGCTGATGGCGACCTTCAACGCCGTCACCCTGATGTCCCTGAACCCTGAGAGTGCCGAGCACACGCAGGGATTCGTAGACCTGAACGCATGACCAACACATTCAACCTCTCCGCCGAGCGCCGTGAGTCGCGCATCCTGACGGACTGGGTGTCGTCGCGCGCGGGCGGCCTCGAGCGGGCCGGCATCAAAAACGCGACCGTCGTCAGTTCGAACATCGATGGCATGAACGCGCTGTTCCAGCCGATCGCGTCGCCTTCGGGCTTCGCGGTGACGGATAAGACGGCGATGCAGGTGAGCACGGTGTTCGCCTGCCTGTCGAAGATCAGCGGCGCGATGCTGCAGCTGCCGCTGAACAAGTACCGCATCGGCGCCAAGGGCTACCGCGAGGAGCAGGACCGCGACGGCCTCTGGTACATGCTGAACGAATCCCCGGCGCCGGCCTGGACCGCGGCGAGCTGGAAGGAGTGGATCGTTCGCTGCGTGCACCTGCGCGGCGACCAGTTCACCGAGATCGTCCGAAAGGGACGATTCTCTACCGACGTGGCGCGCCTCAAAGTCCACCATCCTGATTGCGTCGTGGTGCGCCGTGTTGTCGATCGTCTGGCCTATGACGTCTTCGATCTGGAGACGATGAAGGAATACACCGTCGACCAGGACGACATGCTGCACTTCGCTGGCTTCGGCTTCGACGGCCTGCGGTCTCTGTCGGCCATCCAGTACGCCGCCAAGACGGGCATCGGAAACAGCCTGGCGGCGGCCGACTACATGGGCAGGACGATCGGCGAGGGCGCGATGCCGCAGATCGCCCTGAAGTACCCGAACAAGATGGCCCAGGACCAGCAAAAGCTGCTCCGTGAGAGCTTCGTTGCCACCTATGGCGCCGGAACCGGGTCGCGCAAGCTGCCGCTGGTGCTGACCGAAGGCGCCGACGTGACCGAGTTGAGCATCAGCGCGGCCGACATGCAGATCATGGAGCTACGCCGGTTCGAGCGCGAGGACATCTGCCAGGCGCTCGGCGTGCCCCCGGTCATGATCGGCGAGAACGAGAAAACGTCGTCGTGGGGTTCTGGAGTTGAGCAAATCACGCTCGGTTTCGTCAAATACACGATCAAACCTCACCTAACTCGGTGGGAAGAAGAACTGAACCGGAAGTTGTTCCGGAATGCTGGCCCGTTCATGGAGTTCGATCTTGACGAACTGCTTCGCGGCGACAGCGCAGCGCAGACCGCGCAGTTCAAGGCGGCCCTCGGCGGCCCAGGCTCCGGCGACGGGATCATGTCCGTCGACGAGGTCCGCAAGCTGAAGAACCTGCCGCCGCTCGGCGGCGAATACGCGAAACCCTTCCTTGCACAGCGTGGCGCACCCGCTGCGCCGGCACCCGCACCTGCACCCACCGAGGGCAACCCATGAAAATCAATCAACTGCTGCAGCTCATCAAGGACAACGCCGGCCCGGACGGCGCCGGCAAGGTCCGGGCGGAAACCGCCTCTGGCGACGCGCACGTCTACATCGACGGCGTGATCGATGGCGACTGGGGCGCCGGCAATGTCGCGCTCGTCGCCGCGCTGGCCGAGGCCGGGGGCAAGGACGTGCACATGCACATCAACAGCCCTGGCGGCGACGTCTTCGAAGCCCGGGCGATGGCGTCCTCGATCGTCGCCTACGCCGGCAAGGTGATCGCGCACATCGACGGCATGAGTGCCAGCGCGGCGACCTACCTCGCTCTCTCCGCCAACGAAGTGCAGATGACCGAGGGCGGCCTTTTCATGATCCACAACTCGTGGACGCTCGGCCTCGGCGACCGCCGCGACCTGCGCGCGACCGCGGACCTGCTCGAGAAGATCGACGGCACGATCAACAAGGACTACGCCGCGAAGACCGGCGCCTCCACCGAGCAGATCGCCGCATGGATGGACGCGACCACCTGGTTCACGGCCGAGGAGGCGCTCGCCGCCAAGTTCATCGACTCGATCACCACGAATACCAAGGGCGACCGGCCGGCTGCGCGCTGGAACCTGAGCGCCTACGCCAACGCGCCGGCACTCGCCGCGCCGCCCGAGCCCGATCCGCTGCTGGCCGAGAAGGTCGCGGCGCAACTCACCCACAACCGCAACCGTCTCCGGTTGTTCCAGATCTAGCGCGTCTCCCGCGTCAGAGCAGAGCCCCTTTCGAGGGGCTTTTTTTATGTCCGTCTCATTACCTGAAAGGCCAAAAATGAGCATTCAAGCCCTCCGGGAGCGCCTCCAAGCCTCCAGCAAAGCCGCCAACCACATCCTCGCGGAGAAGGGTTCGCAAACCTGGGAAAAGGCAGACCAGGACGCATTCGACGGCCACGTCGCCGAATGCGAGCGCATCAAGTCGCAGATCGCCGCGCACGAGAAGATGATCGCGGAAGACCGCGATGCCAACTTCACCGATGCGTCGGACTTCCGCGCCAAGGACCGCGCGCCCAAGAGCGAAGCCAAGAAGGTGTTCGACACGTTCCTGCGCAAGGACTTCAAGAACATGACGGCCGAGGAAGTGGTCGCCGTGCGCAACACGATGTCGACCACGACCGGCTCGCAGGGTGGGTTCACCGTGCAGTCGGAGATCGCCTCGACGCTGATCGACTACCTGAAGTCTTACGGCTTCATGCGTGCGGTCGCTTCGCAGATGACCACCGACAAGGGCAACCCGCTGTCGTACCCGACCTCGGATGGCACCACGGAAGTCGGCGAGTGGATCGCGCAGAACACGACCGCCACCGCCGCTGACCCGGTGTTCGGCACCGTCGCCCTGAACGTGTTCAAGGCGTCTTCGAAGATCATCGCCGTGCCGTTCGAACTGTTGCAAGACAGCGAGATCGACATTCAGGCGATGGTGTTCAAGCGCGCCGCGGACCGTATCGGCCGGCTCGGCAACGTCGGTTTCACGACCGGCGGCGGCACGACCGACCCGAACGGCCTGGTCACCGCCGCCTCGGTCGGCAAGACCGGCACGACCGGCCAGACCCTGACGGTCATCTACGACGACCTCGTGGACCTGATCGACTCGCTGGACGTCGCCTACCTGGGCGCTCCGTCGTCGAACCCGCAGCTGGCCGGCGCAGAGCCGGGCTTCATGTTCAATCAGACGACCCGCCGCGTGATCCGCAAGATCAAGGACACGGCCGGCCGTCCGATCTGGATGCCCAGCTACGACGAAGGCATGACCGGCTCGACCCCGGACCGCCTGCTCGGCTACCCGGTCTACCTGAACAACGACATGGCCGTGCCGGCCGCCAACGCCAAGACCATCGCGTTCGGCAACTTCGGCAAGTACATGATCCGCGACGCGATGGACGTGACCATGTTCCGCTTCGACGACTCGGCTTACGCCAAGCTCGGCCAAGTCGGCTACCTGGCATGGGCCCGCATGGGCGGCAACCTGCTGGACGTCAACAGCGTCAAGCTGTACGCCCATTCGGCCACCTGATCCACAGCGATCCAAGCAAAAGCCGCCCGGTCCGCCAGGCGGCTTTTTCATTGGCGTTCAAGGAGAAATCACCATGGCGAAGAAACCAGCCGAGAAGGCGGACGACGGCACCGTCAAAGCGCGCGTGATCGTCGCCGGCCTGTTCGGCTCGATGAACGATGTTGTCGTGCTGGACAAGGCGACGGCCGAAGCCGCGCAGGCCATCGGCGACATCGACACCCACCCCGAAGCCGTGGCCTACGCCGAAAGCCTGAAGGGCTGACATGACGCTCCGACTCCAGACGCCGGCCACGCTGCTGCCGGTGACCGTCCAAGAAGCGAAGCTGCACTGCCGGAAGATCGCCGACATTGCGGACGTGAGCGACACGTCGGAAGACGCGCTGTTCTCCTCGCTGATCGGATCGGCGACGCTGGAGGCCGAGCACCTGATGGGCCGAGCTGTCATGCCGCAGAAGTGGCAGGTCATGCTCGACGCCTTCACGAATTCCATCGACCTGCAGCGCCCTCCGGTGTCCGCGGTCGATTCCGTCAAGTACGTGGACGCCACGACTGGCACCCTGACGACCGTCAATCCGGCCGTCTACCAGTTCGTCGCCGGAAGCGACTACGCGGCGCGCGTCGTGCCGGCCTACGGTCAAGTGTGGCCCAGCGCCCGCGCGCAGCCCGAGGCCGTGCAGGTCATCTTCTCGACCGGCTACGCCGACGCCGCGAGCGTCCCCGAGCCGATCAAGACCTGGATCAAGCTGCGCGTCGGCGCGCTGTACGAGAACCGCGAAGCCTGGACCGTTGGCCAGGCCATCGAGCGAAACGAGTTCACCGACTACCTGCTCGACCGCTACCGGACGTGGATGCTATGAGGGCAGGGCAGCTTCGTCACAAGGTCAAGCTGCAGACGCTGGCGGCCGGCCAGGATGCGATCGGCCAGCCGACGATGGTGTGGACCGACGTCGCGACTGTCTGGGCTGACGTGCGATTCGTGAGCGGGCTGGAGACGGTGAAGTCGGACGCCCCGGTGTCTATCGCTCGCTGCAGCATCCGCATCCGCGCGCGCGCGGGCGTGACGGCTGGCATGCGAATTGCCGAGGGCTCGGTCTTCTACAACATTCAGGCGGTCCTGCCGGATACGACCGGCAAGCGCTACCTCGACCTCGCGTGCGAGACGGGGGCGAACAATGGCTGAAGCGTTCTCGATGAGCCTGGATCTGGCGTCGTGCAACGGGTTCATCGATGCTGTCGGCCGCGGCGCGGAAGACCAGGTGCGCCCCGCTGCGCAAGCCGCGGCCCAGGTGCTGTACGACGAGGTTCTGCTGCGCGTGCCGCAGTCGGTCAAGGGGCACTGGTTCACGGGTAGCAACTACAAGAAGACCGGCCAGCGCTACTACTTCGATGCCGGCAGCCTTCGGAATTCGATCTACCAGGCCTATTCGAAGGACGGCAGCGGCCAGAAGCGCGCGACTTATCACGTCAGCTGGAACTACAGGAAGGCGCCCTACGGCCACATGGTCGAGTTCGGCACGAGCCGCGCGCCGGCCCGCTCGTTCCTGCGCCCAGCCTGGGACGCCAAGATCGTTGCAGCCACCACCGCTGCAGAGGAGCGGTTCACCACCGGGCTAGACCGGGTCATCGGAGGACTGCAATGACGGTCGAAGCCGATCTTTTCACCACGCTGAAGGGCTTGGTCGGGAACCGCATGTACCCCGACGTCGCCCCGGCCGGCGCGGTGACTCCGTACATCGTCTACCAGCAGATCAGCGGCCAGTCGATCCAGTTCCTGGAGCGCGCGCTGCCTTCGAAGAAGAACGGGCGCTTTCAGATCGCGGTCTGGTCGGCTACGCGCGCGGAGGCGGCATCAATCGGGCTCGCCATCGAGAACGCGATGCAGCTTGCCACCGTGTTTCAGGTCGAGGTGATCGGCGCGCCGACCGCCGACTACGACGAAGACACGCAGCTCCGAGGCTCCCGCCAGGACTTCGGCATCTGGTCCGACCGATAGGTCACTGAGTTTCAACCCCGGCCCGCCTCGAGCGGGCTTTTTTCTGCCCGCTCCGGGCTTGTCCACCAACCCGCTTCGGCGGGTTTTTCGTTTCTGAAAGGCCCCATCATGACCGTCCGCGTTTCCAACGGCGCCACCCTGGCAATCGAAAGCGGCACCGCTGCCGGCGTCTCGATCACCAGCATCTCCAACGCCAACCCTGCCGTGGTCACCACGGGTGCCGTCCATGGCCTGTCGACCGGCGACTTCGTCGAGATCGTTTCCGGCTGGTCGCGTCTGACCAACAAGATCGTGAAGATCACGATGCTGACGACAACCACGTTCAGCATGGACGGCATCGACACGACCTCGACCAGCATCTACCCGGCTGGCTCTGGCGGCGGCGGCACCTCGGCGAAGGTCACGGGCTTCACCCAGCTCTCGCAGATCCTGACTGTTGCCACCAGCGGCGGCGAGCAGCAGTTCCTCACGTACCAGTTCCTCGAGGCCGACGCGCAGAAGCAGATCCCGACCTTCAAGACGCCGTTCTCCGTCACGATGTCGGTCGCCGACGACCCGACGCTGCCCGGCTTCATCCTGGCCGGTGTCGCCAACGACGACCGTCTGCCGCGCGCCGTCAAGGTCACGCTGCCCGATGGCTCGCTGATCCTCTACAACGGCTACGTCTCGCTCAACCGCACGCCGTCGCTGACCGTCAACGAGTTGATGGCCTGCCAAGTGACGCTTGCGCTGCTGGCCGAGCCGACCCGCTACTGATATGGCGATCAAGCTACAGCCGAGCCCGACCTTCAAGGCGAAGGTCATGGTGCATATCCCCGGCAACGAGCCAGAGCCTGTCGAGTTCACGTTCAAGCACCGCAATCGCAAGGCGCTACGAGAGTACGCCGAATCGATGGAAGGCAAGAGCGACGCCGAACTGATCATGGATCTGGCGACGGGCTGGGATCTGGCCGATGCCTTCAACGCCGAGAACGTGGGCCTCCTCGCGGAGAACTACTTCGCGGCGCCTGGCGCGGTGTGGACAACCTACATCGCTGAACTGACGAAGGCCAAGGAAAAAAACTGAAGGAGGCGGCGCTCGCCATCTTCACCGACGACCCAGACCCCACCGAGGCGGAAGCCGCGCTGTGGGGGATGACCGTCGAGGAAGCCCGGGTGCCGCCTTTGGATGTGTGGCCTGACAACTGGCCGGTCGCGTGTGTTTACGCGTCGATGTCGACGCAGTGGCGAATCGCGATGGGCGGCGCGACCGGCTTGGACTACGTGGCGCTCGAGAGCGTGTTCCGCATGGCCGGCGTTCCTCGCCGGGACTGGCCCGAGATGCTGGCCGACATCCGAACGATGGAGCGGGTCACGCTGATGGACATCCAGCAGAAGCGCGAGCAAGCCGAGCGCGAAGAAAAGCAGCAGCGATAGCAACCAGGGCCCGCACCTCGCGGGCCCTATTCATTTGGGGCACTGATGGCCGGCAAAAAAGCACAACTGGAGTTCACCGCCGATGCATCCGGCGTTGAGGCCGGTGTAGCGAAGGCGAAGCGCTCCCTTGCCGACCTCGGGGCGACTGCCGTCACGCAGGGTAAGAAGGCGTCGGAAGGTCTCGACAAGATCAACGACGGCAGCGGCCGGGCTGCGAAGAAGGTCGAGGCCGACACCAAGAACCTGATCGCCTCGATCCAGCGGCAAACCGCGGCCCTCGAGGCCGGGAGCCGAAGCGGCAGCAAGTATTTCGAGGTCATCGCCAACCAGCGCGGCGTGAACACCGACGCGCTCAAGCCCTACCTCGCGCAACTCGACGCCGCCAACGTCAAGGCGAAGGCTGCACAGGATGCACTGAACGCCACCGGCCCGGCACTGCAGAAGGTCGGCATCTCCGCTGCGCAGACAGCCAACGCCCTTCGGGGCGTGCCGGCGCAGTTCACCGACATCGTCACGTCGCTGCAGGGCGGCCAGGCGCCGCTCACCGTGCTCTTGCAGCAGGGCGGCCAGCTCAAGGACATGTTCGGCGGCATCGGCCCCGCGGCCAAGGCGCTCGGCGGCTACATCAGCGGTCTGATCAACCCGTTCACCCTGACGGCCGGCGCCGTGGCGCTGCTCGGCGTGGCCTTCTACACCGCGACGGAGCGGGCCCAGGCGTTCAACAAGGCGCTGATCACCACCGGGAACTACGTCGGGAAATCCGCGGCCGATCTGGACGACCTGTCCAAGTCCATCGCCAACGGCATCGGCACCCAAGGCCAGGCGGCCGACGCGCTCACGGCGCTTGCCGCCTCCGGGAAGATTGCCGGTGACTCCCTGCGCGCGGCGGGTGAGGCCGTCGTCGCCCAGAACAAGGCGATGGGCACGTCGATCGAGGATGCCGTCGCCCAGTTCGTCAAGCTCGGCGAGGAGCCGACGAAGGCGTCCGCGAAGCTGAACGAATCCCTGCACTACCTGAACCAGACCACCTACGACCGCATCCGCGCGCTCGAGGAGCAGGGCGACAAGGAAGGTGCAGCCGCGCTGGCGCAGGACACCTACGCCAAGGCCACGGTCGACCGCATGCAGCAGGTCATCAACCAGTCGGGCCTGCTGTCCAAGGCGTTGAGCGGCACCAAGGATGTCGCGATGGGCATGTGGAATGCCATTGCACAGGGCATCGCGTCCATCGGCGCCACCCAGAGCGCAGCGGACAAACTCGTCGATGCGCAGCGCAAGGTCGCCTACCTGAAGCAGAACGGCAGCACGCCGGCCGCACTCGCCGCGGCGCAGGGCGACGTCGTCAGCCTGTCGCGCGCCGCGCTGCGTGACCAGGACAACGCATTTGCCCAAGGTCAGAAGGCCCGCGACGATGCCGCGAAGATTTCGGCTTCGGACCGGCTGAACACGCTGAGCAAGGAAGTCCAGACCAACGCCGACAAGCGCAAGAAGGCGATTGCCGAACTGAACCGGGACTACCAGACGCTCGGCAAGGTCGCCAGCGGCGCGGAGTACGACAAGCTCGTCGCGAACATCAACGAGAAGTTCAAGGACCCGAAAGAGGCGAAAGGCCCGAGGGAAAAGGCATTCCAGGACGATGCCGCGACCAAGATGCTCGAGAGCCTGCGCCAGCAGGAAGCAGCGCTCAAGGAGCAACTGACCACCGACGAAAAGCTCACCTCCTCGGAGAAAGAGCGCGCCAAGTTCGTCCAGCTGGTCACCGACCTGAAATCCAAGGGCACGCTCACCGTCGAGCAAAAGAGCCTGCTGCTCGCCCAGGATTCGATCAAGGCGCAGCTCGACAAGAACGTCGCGATCGAGGCCGAGGTCAAGGCCCGGGAGGACGCCCGCAAGGAAGCCGAGCGTCTTGCGCAACTCGAGAAGCAGTTCGACGAACGCTCGCGCCAGCGCACCGAAGCCATCTCGGCGAGTCGCGATTCGCAAAACGATCAGTACGACCGCGTCCGGGCAACGTTCGGGCTGGGCGACCGTGCCCGCGCAGAGGTCGAGGCTCAGCGGAGCATCTTCCGCGAATACAACAAGATGCAGCTCGACCTGGTGAAGAACACGCCAGAGCATCTTCTTGGCTCCGACAAGTTCATCGAGGAATCGCAGAAGATCAAGGCCGGCCTCGAATCCGCCCTTGACGCACAGAAGAAGTTCTATGCCGACGAGAAGGCCGCGCGCGAAGACTGGTTGACGGGCGCGAAAACGGCGCTCGCGAACTACATCGACTATGTCGATAACGCGGCGCTGCGCGCGAACTCGCTGATCACCAACTCGCTGAGCGGTCTTTCCGACTCGATCACGGAAGCCGTGTTCGGCGACAAGGGCGCATCGTTCAAGAAGCTGGGCGAGAACATCTCGAAGCAGATCGTTCACGGCATCGTCGAGCAGCAGATCGCCAAGCCTGTCGCCGAGTGGCTGCAGGGAAGCCTGAACGATCCGGACTCGATGATCGGCAAGCTGTTGGGCGGGCTGACCAGCAACAAAGGCACGGGCGAGAACTGGCTTGGCTTCCTCGGGCTCGGCGGCGGCAAGTCGGGCGCTGCGCCTCGCGGCTCCACGATGGCGACCCCGCTCTACGTTCAAACGGTCGGCGGCTCCCTCGGCGGCGCAGCCAACGACAGCAACGGAGGCGGCGGCATTTTCGGGATGCTCGGCAACCTGTTCGGCGGCGGCTCCATGTCGAACGGCGCGGCCACCGCGGCGGCGAACTCCATGGGCGGCGACGCACTGGACAACCTGATCAAGCTGCAAGGCGGCTGGGGAACGATGGCGGGCTTTGCCAATGGCGGTGATCCGCCCATGGGGCGCGTCTCCATCGTCGGCGAGCGCGGGCCAGAGCTTTTCATCCCGAAGCAGCCTGGGACCATTGTTCCCGCCGAAGTCCTGCAAGGCATGCGCGCAAATCGTGGCGCGTCCGTCGTCAACATCAACGTTCAGCCAGGCCAGGTCGATCGGCGCACCCGCATGCAGATTGCCGGCGACCTCTCGCTCGAGCAACGCCGCGCCGGGAGGTACGCATGACCTTCATCGACACCAAACTCAGCCGCAAGGTGAGCGTCGGCTTCTCGGGTGGTCCGATGTGGAACACGCGCATCGTCGACATGGCGAACGGCCAGGACCGGCGCAATGCCGAGTGGTCGCTTCCGCATCACAAGTTCACCGCGGACTACACGCTGCTCGATCCGGTCGCCCAGAACGAGATCCTGATCGCCTTCTGGGCGGCGCGCGGGCAGAAGGATTCCTTTCGGTTCAAGGACTGGAACGACTTCAAGGCGATCGACCAGGCCATGGCGAATGGCGACGGCACGGCCACGCCCCGCCAGCTCACGAAGACCTACACCTTCGGCCCGACGTCGTTCGTGCGGACCATCGTCCTGCCGATCGCCTCGACCGTCGCCATCACAGCGAACGGCGTGGCGCTGCCGGTGACTACGAACGAAACGACCGGGATGGTCACGCCCGTTGGCTCGTGGCCGACCGGCCAGGTCATCAAGGCGACCTTCGAATTCGATGTGCGCGTGCGCTTCGCGGCCGACTTCGTGCCATTCACCCGAGACACGAACGTCAGCGGCGCCGTGACCCTTGAACTCGTTGAGGCGCTGACCGCATGACCCGCACCGTTCCTTCCGCGCTGCAGACCCACCTGAACACCGGCACGACGACCGTCACGCAGCTCCTGCTGATCAAGCCCGTGACGCCAGGCTATGCGGCGATCGGCATCACGTTGCTCGACCGGGATGTGACCTACGACGACGGCGCCGGCTCGGTGACGTACCTGTCGAAGATCGGCATGGTCCCGGCCGCCCTGGTGTCGTCGCTGGACATGACCGTGGACAACTCGGAGATCCAGAGCCTGATCCCGGAGTTCGACCTTCCGATCAGCGAGGCTGACATCGTCGCGGGCGTCTACGACTACGCCGAGGCGACGATCTACCTGGTCAACTACGAAGACCTTTCGATGGGCCATGTCGTGCTCGGCTACGGCACGACCGGGCAGATGCGCGTCGAGAACGGTCTGAGCTTCTGGACGGAGTTCACCGCGCTGTCGAAGCTGCTCAAGCAGTCGATCGTCGAGAAGGATTCGATCACCTGCCGCGCGGTCTACGGAAGCCAGCCGATCGGCACGGGGGGCGGCGTCTTCGAGCAGCGCTTTCCGTGCGGCAAGAACGCAGCCGCCGAGTTCACTGGCGCCCAGACCGTCACATCGGTGGGCGCGGAGCCGAACAACTCGTTCACGGCCAGCGCGCTCGGCCAGCCGGCGAACGTCTATGTGCCCGGCATCTTGGTGTGGCTCTCGGGAAAGAACATGGGACGGACCTATGAGGTGGAGTCCCAGTCCGCGGGCGGGGCCATCACGCTCACCTTCGAGACCATGTTCCCGATCCAGGCGACCGACACTTTCAAGATCCGCCCCGACTGCACCAAGTGGGTGGAGGGCGCGAACGGCTGCAAGGCGCACTGGAACGTCGTCAGCGCGACGGAATGGAAGCTGCACTACCGCGGCGAGCCCCTGATCCCGATCGCTGACGGCGACGCAATCAACACCCCTGGCGCCACCGTAGGCGCCTCCCTTGGCGGAGGCACGACCGCCCCATGAACAAGCTAGTAGAACAGGCGCGCACCTATCTGGGCGTGCCTTGGCGCCACCTTGGGCGCTCGCGCCGTGGCGTGGATTGCGCTGGCCTCCTGATCTGCGCGTATGCAGACCTGGGCGTCGTGGTGCCCGTCATCGAGCACTACGGCCGCGAGCCGTACCGCGACGGCCTGATGGCAGGCGTGCGCGCGGCGCTGGGCGATCCGGTGCTGGACGGCCCGAAGGTCGGCGACATCCTCCTGATGACCAGCGCCGCCTTCGGCGCCACCCAGCCGCACCACCTCGGCATCGTCGGAGATGACCCGCATCACGGCCTCTCGCTGATCCACGCTGATGGCGAGCCGAGCGTTTCGCGCGTGTCCGAAGTCGGGCTGGTCGACCACTACCGGCGCCGGATCGTCGCTGTGTTCCGGAGGGCTGTCTAAATGGCGCGCACAGCTCTAGCCGTCGTCGGCGGCGTCGTCGGCGCGTTCTTCGGCGCTCCGCAGCTCGGCTTTGCGGTCGGCTCCATTATCGGGAATGCCGTCGACCCGGAAATGATCAAAGGCCCGCGCATCGGCGAGACCGGCGTGCAGACCTCTGCAGAAGGCGCTCCGCGCGCGATCGTCTTCGGCACCCATACGGTCACCGGCAACGTCATCCAGTCCGGCCGGCTCGTCAAAGGTGACGTCATCTCTGGCGGCAAGGGTGGCGAGGCCAAACAGTCAAACGAGATCTGCATCCGCACCTACGCGATCCGCATCTGCGAGGGTCCGATCGGCGGCGTCCTGCGGATCTGGGAAGATGACAAGCTGGTCTACGACGTGCGCGACGGCTCGGCCATGCTGGCGGAATCGAACAAGTGGATCTTCGGCTGTGGGATCTATCTTGGCACCGAGACACAGATGCCGGATGCGTTCCTGATGTCGCAGGGTGGTCCAGATCCGTTTGGCGCTGCCCCAGACACGCCCGCCTACCGCGGCACCGCCTACATGGTCTTCGTCGGCCGCGACCTGACCGACCGCCGCGGCTCCATCCCTCAGTACCGCTTTGAGGTCGCCCGACAGATCGTCAGCGGGAGCATCGGCGGCCTGTTCGCCGGCCCCACCGCGCAGCAGGGCTCCTACCTTGACGTCAACAGCGCCGGGATGCCCTACATCTTGGACAAGCAGGTCACAACGAACGGTGGCTACCAGGTGGACTTTCCTGGCGCCTACAACGTCGACACCTACAACGAGACCTTCACAGTCGTCACCAATGCCCAGACGGTGCCCAACCAAGGCGGCCACTCGTCTGACAACCGGATGTGGCCGATCGCTGTCACGGACGACGGCTATGCCGTTTCCTACGGTGGCAACAATGGGTACTTCTGGCTCACCTACAACGGCGCCTCCCTGGCGAACTACGCGCCATCGGCCCCGGTGGTTGGCGTGTGGAGGTTCGATGAGGACGGGAACTCGGCATTGCCCCAACACGGCGGCCTCGTCTGGATTCACAAGACCAAGAACTTCGTCTACGTCGGGACTCAGAGGACTAGCTTTGGTGCATGGAACCGCATCGACAAGTTTCCGAAGGGCGGAGGCGGCACGACGCTGCCGATCGCCACGCTCTCGGGTGTTGACACGAATTCGACAAGCCCTGCCTTCTGGATGCACCTGTCCAGGCAGAACATCCTGCGCGTCATCGCCTCGGATGGAGCTGCTCGGTCGTATGACGAAGACCTCAATCTGCTATCGACCGATACCCTTCCTGCGGCTGTCGCGGCATGGTTCCCCAGCTCTGGCGCCCTGCGCGGCTTCGGCGTTGACGAGGCCAAAGACATTGCGATCTACATCCACATTTCGACGGGAACGACGAACAACGCCTATGTCTACAGGCGGTCGTCCGGGGCGCTGCTGACCACGCTACTTCTCGGAACCGGCATTACGCCAAACATCGGGCGCATCGTCTTCTCGGACACGCACGCCTACATCCAGCGCAGCAACCGCTTCTGGCGCCTCTCGCTCCCGCCGACGTCGACCGGCCAGCCAATGATCCTGGCCGACATCGTTGCGGAGATCCATGACCGTTGTGGCATACCGGCATCCAAGCGCGATGTGTCCGAGTTGACTGACTCCGTCACCGGGCTCGTGCTGGCCGGCGACTACAACGGCGGGGATGCGATCGACGCCGCACGCAGCCAGTATTTCTTCGACAAGGCCGAGTACGACAAGAAGCTCTGGTATCCGAAGCGGGGAAAGGCGGTTGCCGGCAGCATCACCATCGATGACCTGATCGAGGTTCCCGATCTCTCGCGGCGCGAGCAGGCGGTCGAGTTCCCGAAGAAACTGCTCCTGCAGTACCAGCACGCGGCCAGCGGCTACCCAACCGTCATAGCCCCGAGCCAGCGCAGCAGCCCGGATGTTCGGGTGGTGGGCGAGGTCACGATGCAGACGCCGTTCATCCTCGACGAGAACCAGGCCGCGCAATCTGCCTCGAAGCGGCATAAGGTCGTTTGGGCCGAGGCCGAGGGCGAACTGGTTCTGTCGGTCCCGGAAAGCCTGATCCGATACGTGCCGAGCGATGTCGTTGCGGTGACGCTGCGCGGGCGCACCTCGCGCGAACGACTGGAGAAGGCTGAATATGCGGACGGCGTCATCAAGTGGACCCTTCGCAAGGACCGGCAGAGCGCATATACCTCGAGCCTGACCGGCGTGCCGATCCCGCCGCCGACCCTGCCGCCGCCGACCATCACGGGCGATACGGTGCTCGTGGTCGCGGACATTTCTGGCCGGCAGGACCCCGAGGATGATCTGAACTATCTGGTGGCCGTCACGGGCACGATGCCGGCGTGGTATGGCGCGGTTGTGCAGCGCAGCCTCGACGGAGGGGCCTCCTTTGACAACGCGGTCAGCATCAACAGCGCGGCCCGCATCGGAACCTTGCTCGACGCGATTCCGGCCGCCTCGGAGGACTACACCGACGCCACCAACGTCGTGCGCGTGCAGCTCTACCGGACCACGCAGACGATCGACAGCATCTCAAACACTCAGTTTCTCGCCGAGCAGGGCGCCTTCCTGCTGGAGAAGGCTGACGGGACGCACGAGGTCTTGCAGTACCGCGATGCGATCAACGACGGCGGCGGGATCTTCCGGCTGTCGATGCTGCACCGTGGCCGGCTGAACTCTGGCGCGGCGGCTCACGCGGTCGGTGCCAAGTTCGTGATGCTGGAAGACATGACACATGTCCCGGCGCAATCGTCCTGGATCGGCCAGGCCGTGACGCACCGCGGCGTGAGCTTCGACCAGGCGCAGGAACTCGCCGCCCAGCAATCGAAGACCTATGCCGGCCGCTCGCAACTCGAGTGGCCCCCGGCGTCTCTCACCCTGGCGCGCGACGCATCGAACATCGTCACCGGCTCGTGGGCGCCACGGTATCGCTTCGGCACCGACGACGCACCAGTCAACTCCGCAAACATGACCGGCTTCCGGATCACGATCGTCGGCAGCAGCACGGTTGTCCTGCCTGACCAGACGACGAACACCTTCAGCTACAACGCCAGCGCCCTCGGTGCGTCGGTGACCGTCAGCGTGCAGGCACTCAATCGCATCACCGGCCCCGGGCCGGCAACTTCGGGGACCATCTAGATGCCATCGACTCCCATCATGCCGCAAGCCCTCTGGGCGTCTGGCACCAACCAGAACAGCATCCCAGCGAACGACAACTCGAACCGTCAGCGGCTCCTGCACGGAAATATCATCAGCAAGACGGTGACGGCCCAGCCGGCATCTCCGGCTGATGGTGACGCCTACATCATTGCAGCGACGCACACCGGCACGGTATGGGCAGGGCTCACGCCCAACGATCTGGCGATCTACATCGGCGGGACGTGGTACGCCTACGCGCCGGTTTTGGGGATGATCGTTAGCCTCGCTGGCTCGTTGACCACCTTTGACGGCACGAACTGGATTGTCACAGCCGGCCGCACGCCGAATGTCCAGTCGGTCGCCTCCGCTTCCACGGTCACGCCGACCTTCTCCAATGACATGGTCAAGGTCACGGCGCTGGCCGCGAATCTCACCATCGCCAACCCGACCGGGACCGCGATCGACTGCGCCGGCCTGGTGATCCGCATCAAGGACAACGGCACCGCGCGAACGCTGACGTGGGGATCGCAGTTCCGCGCTTTGGGCGTGACGCTGCCGGCGTCGACGGTCATCAGCAAGACGCTGTACGTCGGTGCGATCTGGAACCAAGAGGACACGAAGTGGGACGTCACTGCGGTGGCGCAAGAAGCATGATCCCGTCGCTTGTCATGCGCCTGCGCACGGGCGGCCTCCTGCCGTGGACGCCCAACTACCTTGCAACGCCTGCGGCCTATTGGCTTGACGACCAGTCCACGCTGACGACCGGCACTGGCGTATCGTCGCAGTCCAACCGCGGGTCGCTTGGTGGCGCAGCGGGTCAATCCACTGGCGGGTCGCAACCTGCTTCAGTCGGTAGTGGCGTCTCGCGCACCATTCGATACGACGGGACCGACGATTGCTTTTTCGACAACTCGGCTGGCGCGCGCGGCATTGCGCAGAACGCTCCGGGTGGGTTCGCCTTCTGTGTACTGAAGCGAAGCGCTCTCGACGGCTCTCCAACTCAGCGGAACCTGTTCTGCCTGACCAACAACGCGGGGTCAAGCCGATTCCTGTGCGGCATGTCCACTGTCGCCGTGGGTGCGGCGAACAAGCCCTACTTGGCGGTGCGCCGGGCAGACGCTGACAGCGAGGGCCTTCTAACGGCCGCCGCAGCTACGCCAGACACGAACTTTCACATGTACCTGTGGACGATCGACTTCGCGTCGCGCACGGGGCGGATCTGGCTCGACGGAACGAATACCGACACCTCGGCGGCCACGCTCACGACCGCAGGCTCGTTGTCTTCGAACACGGCCTCGGATAGAGCGCTCACGATCGCTGCCTATCCCAACGCCACGGGCGCCAACCCTGCGGCTAACGGCTTCTCGAACATGGAGATTGCCGCCCTTCTTTCTGGAGGGTTCGCCCCGAATTCGACCGACATCGACAAGCTATTCGGCTGGGCCGCTTGGCGCTACGGCCTTGTGTCGCTCTTGCCGGGCGGGCACGCCTACAAGACAGCGGCCCCGACCGTCTGACCCCCCCATGACCACGAACCACACCAAGAGCCGAGCATGAACGAGGACAAGATCGACAGCGGCATCGGCGAACTACGCGACCGCATGGGGAAGGTCGAAACCGACCTTCAAGAGAACACCGCGACCACCAAGAGGATAGAAGCCAAGCTCGGGAAATTCATCGAGTTCCTGGACAACCTCGAAGGGGCGATGAAGGTCATGGACGTCATCGCCAAGGGGGCGAAGCCGATTGCATGGATCACGGGCATCGCGGCTGCACTGGCCGGCTGGTGGGCTGCATTCAGGGGAGGTTTCCGATGAGCGACGTTATCAACCTGGCAGGCGGGCGCAAGTTCCTGCTCTGCGTCGGCTGCGGGGCGGTTACCTCCGTCCTGCTGTGGTTCGGCAAGCTGGAGAGCGGCGCCTACGCGACGATCATCCTCGGCACCGTTGGGGCGTTCATCGTCGGCAACGTGGCCGCGCAGAAAAAAGGAGAGTGACCATGGACGCCCCAACCCTAGCGCGCTGTACCGGCGCGCGGCTCGACCGTGCCCAGCGCTTTCTCGAGCCGCTGTCCGCAGCGATGGCGGAATTCGAGATCAACACGCCAGCACGGCAAGCCGCCTTCCTCGCGAACGTCGGCCACGAATCGGGCGGCCTGCATTGGCTGGTGGAGCTGTGGGGCCCGACGATCGCCCAGCAGCGCTACGAGGGCCGGCGCGACCTCGGGAACGTGCAGATCGGGGACGGGTTCAAGTTCCGCGGCCGCGGGCTGCTGCAGACCACCGGGCGCGCGAACTACACCTCGCTGAGCAATCACCTGGGCGTCGACTATGTGGCCGATCCTGACCGCCTGGCGAGCCCCGTGGACGCCTCCCGCAGCGCCGGCTACTTCTGGCAGTCCAACGGCCTGAGCAAGTACGCCGACGGCGGCGACTTCCTGACGGTCGTCAAGCGGATCAACGGCGGGTACAACGGCCTGAGCGAGCGTCAGATGCTTTGGGCCGATGCCAAGGCTGCACTGAGGATCAACTGATGTACGGCGCGCACTTCTGGAACTTCCTCGGCTGGTGGCTCAGGGGTGGCCGATGAATCCGTACCTCATCATCGGCGCGCTCCTGATGTGTGGCGTCACGGGGGTGGCGGGCTACGGCTACGGCCACCGCGCCGGGGTGGACCGAACCATTGCCAGCCAGGCCAGCGCCGAACAGATCCGGCGCGACACCATCGAGGCGGCGAATCAGGGCGCCGCCGCGGCCATCGCGGAGATGAAGCCGATCAACACCACGATCTACCAGAAGGCGACCCATGAAGTGCGCACCAATACTGTTTACGATTGCCGCCACTCTGACGGGATGCGGGAGCGTGTCGATGCAGCCCTCACCGGCCGGGCCGAGCCCGTTGGTGGTGTCAGCGTGCCCGGCACTCAGCCCGCTAGGCGATGACACCTTCGGGGCGACGACCCTGAAGCTTATCGAGGTCGCCGGCATCTACCGCGAATGTCGCGCCGCCGCTCTTGCTGGTCAGCCTATCCAGGCTGTGGACTACCAGCTTAAGCCGAAGTAGTGAGGGGTCAGCCTCTGCCTTGCATGATGGCGAACGCTCCCGACATCCAACTCGGCGCGGCGCGGCTTCGAACTAGGGTGCCGTCTTTCGCGCGGGACACCTCCCACTTCACGCCATCGGCATCCATGTAGCCCAAGGGGTCGGCCTCCTCCCGCCACTTGAGGCCCGGCGTCGGCGCCACCTCGGGTAGCTGGTTCATTTCGTCGATGGTCACGTCTCACTCCTTGCACGTATAGCAGCGGCCACATCGGCGCGATTCTTCGCCAGCATCGCCATGCTGGGCACTGAGCAGAACGACTCCAGCGAGACGGTTTCAGCCACCCGGGCGCAGGCTTCGCGCTCGTGCTTGATGGCGGCTTGCCAGATCCTCCACGCTGCCGGCCATTCGTCTGCGCACATCCCGCGCTCGAACGCCCACTCTTCAAACGCTACTCTGGGGTCTGTCACGTCGCCTCCCTAGCAGCAAGCCCAGCGGCAGCGGGGGCCATGTCCAGGTTCCAAACTTCGACCGCACTCCTCTGTGTTTTCATGGGATGCCCAGCCACGATGCCGGTGAGCGACGCCGAGTGGTTTTTGCAGCGCACCCGCCAAAATGAAGCGCGAAAACGCTCGATGACTGGCTGGCCGTGGCAATGAGGGCAAGGCACGACGTTCATGGTGCTTCCTTCGGGGTAAGGGCGGCACGAAGCTCGCGCTCGACTTGGATGCGCGAAGGGCCGAGTTTCCCGTCTTTGGCGTAGTCGAATGCGTAGGCGTCGATGGTTCGCATCAACGCGGAAACCTTGACGAGCAAATCGACTTGTTCGCGGCTTGGCAGGTGAATGTCGATCATCGGGTTTCTTCCTTCATAAGGGGAGGGGAGGAGGCTAGATCCGCGCCGAAATGTCGTCCACGGTCTCGCGGTATTCTCGCTATAATAGCGGCATGCGCAAACACACCAAGCAGCGAGAGATTCAGCGGTCGTGCCTTAGCTGCGGCTGCGACTTCACAACCGGCTCGTCGATCAAAGTTCACTGCTCGCCTGAATGCCGCATCAAGGCCGCGGCCAGCGCCTTCAGCGACCCGGCTGCATGCTGGGAGTGGGATGGCTCGCGCAACCCCGCAACGGGCTATGGTCAGTTGTCCGCATGGGATGACGGGAAGCGCAAGGTCTACACCGCGCACCGGGTTTCGTTCCAAGCGTTCGTCGGCGCCATCCCTGACGGCCAGCAGGTTCTTCACACCTGCGACAACCGCCCGTGCTTCAATCCGGCCCACTTGTTCCTCGGCACCCAGCTTGAGAACATGCACGACATGATCGCCAAAGGTCGAGAACTCCATCCCGGCACGTTCGGCTCCAACCATCACGCCACGAAAATCACCGAGGCCGATGTCGTCGCCATTCGCGCTTCTACGGAAACGCTGCAGGTACTCGGCCGGCGCTACTCCATGAGCCAATCGGCTCTGAGCGCGATCCGCACCGGAAAGACTTGGACTCATATCTAGATGCGCCTCGAAATGTCTTCGACGGATTCTCTGTAATAAACGTCCATCAGGATCTTCATGTTCTTGTGCCGGCTGATCCGCGCCAGGGTCATCACATCGACCCGGCGCGATAGCCACGTCAGCGCGCTCGCCCGGGCGTCGTGGAACGTCATCCCGTCGATCAGCAGCTCGTCGGTCATGTCCGAGAACGTCGCGCTTGCGATGTCGGCCCGGATGGTGAAGGGCGGGTACTTGGCGAACAGCGCAGCCCCCTTGCGGGCGAGCGGCACCTTGACGGGGGGTGACGCCTTGCCGCTGGACTTGTCGCGCTCCAGCACGGCAACTTTCCCGGTCACCTTGGCTTCAAGGATCTCGCTCAGCCGCATGGCTGTGTGCAGAGCGATGTGAAACGCCCGGATCGTCTCGACCTCTCGCTCGTTCCGGTTCTGGGCGCGCAGCACCCGCTTGATGAGTTGCCACGTCCAGACTTGGTGCCTTGCCGGGTTGTGCTCCGGCATCTTGACGCCCTTGTAGGGGTTCACGTCGATCAGCTTCCATTCGTCGATCGCCACTTGGAAGAAGTTGCGGAACAGGCTGGCTTCGCGGATCACGGTCGAGCCTGATACTTCCGTCAGCCGGTGGTCGCGGAAATCTGCGATCCGGTCCGCCCCGATGTCAGCCAGCATCGTGCCCTCCCCAAGGAAGTCCATCAGCGTCACGAAGCGCCTCGCCTCCATGTCGGCCGCGCCCGGGGCCTTCTGCGTAGCTATGGTTGCCACGTACTTGGCCGCGGCCTGCCCGAGCGTCATGCCCTTGGATTTCTTCGCTCCTTCCAACTCGGCTTCCTTCTTCAAGGCCCATTGCTGGACCTCCCTCTTGGTCGGGGCGACGAAGGACGAGCGGACGCCGTGCTTCTGGACCTCTGCCCTCCAGGCATCGCGGTACTTTCTGATGTAGGCCACTGTGCGGGATTCCTGTGCGAACGTTGTGCGGGGAGCTATCTTAGATCGCTTCCGGCTCAAGAGGGCGCTACAGAGTGGAGCCTGCCGCTGTTTCCGCGAGGTTCCATGCGTTGCCGCCGCACCATGGCAGCAGTCTCTAGGTTTCATGCGGCCTGCAGCCTGTTGTGCGGGATTCGTGCGACTTTTCGGCTAACGAACGCCCGAATCTCGGCACGCAGCCAGAGCCGATTCCGCGGCGTGCTGGTGGGGGCCTCGGCCGGGAATCCGGGGATCTTAACCAGCACATCCCGGGCGTGCCGCATCGAGCAGCGGTGCATCTGGGCGATCTCTTCCAGGGTCATCAGGTCGTTCATGGTTGTTGTTCTCCTTGGCAAACAGGGCACGGAAGCAGGTAGTCGCAATCCGGGTCCATGCCGTCATCGAGGCAGTGCTGGCAGATGTCGTACTCGTCCGGGTCTCCCATGAAGTCGTCATCGTCCGTCCAGCCGTTGCGGGCGTCGATTTCCGCGCATTCCTCGGCGGCTTCCTCTGCGTTGATGTTGTCGCGGAGTTGCTGCGTCATGAGGGCGCGCATGTCGGCCTCGTGCGCGAGATCGCGTTCTTCAGGCATCCTTCATCTCCTCAATCGGAAACATTGAATCTTGCCAAGCAACCTGGTCTTCGGTTGCTGGAGGCTCTGGAGGGGGCGTATTCCTCGGCACTTCCTTGGCTAGGCGTGCGATGTCGATCAGCACCTGGCGGAACTCGGGCGGCGTGGCGTTGCGAATGCGTGTCTTGTCCTTGCCGCCGACCATCGCCATCATCCCGATGCGCCGGGCCTTCTCGTAGCCGTGCAACTCCAGGGCGCGGGGGTGGATGCGCTGTTCGGTCTTGCCCCAGCGCAGCGATGGCAGCTTGTGGAACGGCACGCCAGCCACGTATAGCCATGTCGGCTTTCCCGACAGGTGCCCGTACTTGCCCTGGTAGACGCAGCATGTCCAGGCAGGCTTCATCCCGTAGCCCATCGTCGCGCCGATCCACCCACCAGAGCGGGGAGGCTTGGGGATGCCGAAATGCGCCCAGGCATGCGAGTCGGCTGGATGCTCGATCACGCCGCCATGGGTGTTCACCGCCCAAAACGCGGCCTCAAAGCAGCCTCCGTCGTCGCCCTTCTCGAACTGGTGCGGCTTGCGCGTGCTGCCGTGCCAGAACCGCCCCCACCGCTGGCAGGGCGGGTGAGCAACTATCGGATGGGGGCCGGCGTACTTGCGAGCATCGCGGGCTTCATCCCAGGGATCGACGCCAGGCACGCCGAAGTAGGCGCCCTCGGTTTCAACGTAAAGTGCTGCGATCACTTCGCACCCCCATCGGCAGGCTGTGCAGATGCTCCCGAGCGCAGGGCGCGTGCCTTATCGAGCAAGCCGACGATCTTGTTCATCTCCAGCCGGTCGAAGGTGACCACGAGCCATTTTTCGCGGTTCGCCCAGTCGAGTTGACGCCGCCAACCCTTCTCCGTCTCGCTCACCGCCTCATCTGCCGTGGCGGGCGCTGCCGGCTCGTCGTCTTGCCACACAATCGACACCTTGAATGTGCCCTTGTGGAAACCGTGCTCGTCCCTTGGAATGGTGGCGAGTGCCGGCGTGAACCGCTCATCGCAGGCTTCGCTCACGTCGCGGAACACGTCAACCATGCTCTCGCCGTCGTATTGCTTGGTGAAGATGTTCACGGCTGTTCCCCCTCGGATTGCGCTGCCGGCTTGGGGTGTGCGGCAAGGGCAGCGTTCCAGACGGCGAGCGCGAACGCCTGCATGTCGGCGTAGTCCTTGCCGGTCAGGAAGTTCCAGCCCATCGGGGCGCCAAGGAGGGCGAAGTGCAGTTCGCTGCCGGGCTCGATCTTCACCTTGCGCGCCGGCTCGGCTTGCACTGCGACAGCCGGCGTGGCGGGCGGGGTCAGCAGCTTGCGAATCTGCTTGGTAATGAACTCGTCGGCCGCGAGCATGGCATTGCGCCACGGGTCATTCGCGCTGGAATGCTCGCCGATTTCCTCGCCCGTGATGGCTGCAATCTGCGCGGCCAAGTCGTCGGCCATCTCGTGATAGCGGTCGCGCTCGTCGATCACTTGCAGGATCTCGGCGTCAGGATCTGGCGTGGCGGGCGGGTGCGAGGGGGCGGCGAGTTCGCGGTGAACGCTGCGCACGGTGTTGCAGAACTTCGCCCACGGCGTGTTGGTCTCGAAGACGGCAAGGGGGCCGTCCTTCACCAAGTAGGTCGTCGTCGCGCCGGCCTGTTTTGCCCACCGCAGATAGTCAGCATCGCTCGGCTCTGCCGTGCTGACACCCTTCACGGCTTCGGACGGGGCAGGGGTGGGGGACAACTTCCACCTGCCCGAGCCATCGCAGGAGGTGCAGCGTTCGCGCTCTGGCGGCTGGAAGTCGCCTTGGTAGATCTCATCGCCGACTTCGCCCGTGCCGTTGCAGTCTTCGCAGTCCATCGACACCGGGCCGGAAGCAGCAGCCAGAGCGCGCAAGTCTTCGGCAGTGCCCTCGATCTCTGGCAGGTAGGGGTGCTCCTCGATCTGCGCGCTCATCACGGTGCGCTTGATCCAGTCGGCATACCCTTCCAGCAAGTCGGCGGCGCGCTCAATCGTGTAGCGCTCGTCCTCATCCGTCAACGCTCCTACTGGGGGAGCCCCATAGGTGTCATGCTCGGGATTGGAGGGGAGGGAGGCGAGAGCGATCAGTTCGCAGAGAACGCCGACGTTGATCTCGGTGGTAGACGTGCCGTAGTGGCCGTGGACAGCCTTGCGCGCGGCGGCGATGGCGTAGTGCTCTTGTTCATCAGTCATGCGGGGCTCCTTGCAGCGAGCATTGCGTCGGCCATGGCGTAGGCGGAAAGGGCGACGGTTTCTCCTACTTTCAGGCGCTTGGCTTGAACTTCACGGGTGAAGACGGGATCGACGATCAGGGCGTGCATTGCCTTGGCGGCGAAGTAGTCGCGCAGGCTCATGCCGAAGAACTGGCCGTTCGCGGTCGGGAAGGCGGCGTCGCCGCAGTCGATGGGCTCGCTCATTCCGGGGCTCCTTGGGGGAGGGCACGGGCAATGGCTGCGCGGGCTTGCTTCTTCAGCGCCTCAAATTGCGTGCAGCCCAGTTGGTTGCCGGTCAGCGCATCAAGGAGGAGCTTCGTCGCCTCCAGCAGATCGGGCGCGGCGGCAATCAGGCGTGCGTTACCGCGCTGCTCTGTCTCCGTCCTATGCCGGTGGTCGTGCCCGATCGCGCAGATTTGCTGGGCGTACTCGGTCAGGTCTTCGGTTGCGTCAGCCGCACCGCCAAGCCTCTTTCCTGCATCGGCCTGAGGAACGACAAAGGAAGCGCCGTATTTGCCTGGGTAGACCATCCAAGGTCCAGATGTGAATCGTTGTTCGTTCATGTTCAATTCCCAGAGGGGTTGATAAGGTTCAAGATCGCGGCGCGCACACCAGCCCGGCGTTCGTCGATCTGGTCGGGGATGTCCGTCTCAGGGTGGCGACGGCCGACGGATGCCTTGCCTTGCGCGTAGGCTTCAGCCTGGAGCATGTCCATGGCTTCGTTGACCTCGTCGAAGTTGAAGACGGTCAGGGGTTGCCTGGCACTCACAGCATCTCGCCCCGCTGCTTCTGCTTCTGAGGCGCGGCCTTTTTCATAGTGAAGCCATCGGACGGGTACACGCGGATCGACCCGTCTGCGTACTTGGCGTAAACGTCGCCGTCCAGAATCTGCCAGCAGCCAGGCAAAACCTCGCCGCTGGTGGTGGTCGTGTAGAAGAAGAAAAGGCCCGGTCCGCAGTTGCTTTTCTCGTCGGTCAGGCGGATCTGGCCGCCTGCCTTCGTCCCTGAAAAGGCGATCGTTTCCGCCTGGGCGGTGCCGGCCAGCAGGGCGGCGAGGAGGATGAGGTATTTCATGTCAGGCAGCCTTCAGGCGCAGCCGGCGCTCAAGGTCGTCGACCATCGCGGCGAAAGCCATCAGGTCGGCTTCGAGTTCGTTGATGATCTCGTCGTTGCGGACGATCCGGGTGATGTGCAGGCCCTTGCCGCCAGCTTCGGCCAGGTCGGGCGCCCACAGCACCAGATCGACCCACTGGCGGCCCAGCAGCCACATCGCGCCGTTGCACTGGTCGATGTACTCGGACGTGTCGGCTTCGACGATCGCCTTGAAAAGCGTCTTCGAGCTGACCATCGTCTTGATCTCGATCAGGCCGTCGTCGCCCACCATGCCGTCAACCGAGACGCCGAAGCGGCCATCGTCGGTGGTGATGAAGCCGGCCTCGATCACCATGTTCCCGGTCTCGGCCTCGTACTCGAGCCGGCCAACGGGTTCCTCTTGGGTGCCGAAGCGCATGGCGCCATTCACAAACACGGCCGGCACGGTGCCGCCGAATCGCTCGCGGGCGATGTCCATTGCGTAGCCGAGCAGCTTGTCACTCGGCTCGCCGCGGGTCTTGCCGGCCTTGGCGTCGGCCGCGGTCAGCTTCTTGTAGTCGCGGGCGTCCTTGAAGCGGGAGCCGGTGATCACGCCACGGCGCGCGGCGAGCCACGCATCCGAGCCCTGGGGGTCGTTGTAGATGATCATGCTGCGGCGACCTCGGCTGCTGGCGCTTCGACGGTGCGCGCGGCATCTGCCCACACGGCGGCCTGCTTGCGCGTCTCATGCCCGGAGGCCAGCAGCTTGCGTCTCGCAGCGCCGGCATCGGCCCAGAACGCTTGATAGGAGGCCACGCCCTTGGCGGCGGCCTCGTCTGCGGCGCTCACCAGCTCGGCCGGCGCAGCCTCCACGACGTCAGCGGGGCGCGTCGGTGCGGCTGGAGCCTCGACGATGCGCTCGGCCTCGTCCTGGTCGAAGATCCCGACGAACCCGAACGCCAGGCGCGCGCACTGGATCATTGCCTTGTGGCGCAGCATCCGGCGCGGGTGCGACTTCCACGGTGCAACGTCGCGCTTGCACTCGGCCAGGTACTCAGTGACCTTGATCGGGTGGCCGCGGTCCTTGCGGTAGATGATGCAGGTGCAGCTTTCCGCGTCCTGCGAGAAGTCCATGCCATCAAACTGCGCGTGGCTGTTGATGATGCGGCTCCAGCCGTCCACACCGACAACCGGCACGATGCCATTGTTCCGATCGGGGAAGGCGTATATCTCCTTCGTCCAGGGGTTCAGGCCGTACTGGTTGGCGACGATCAGGAGCGCCATCATCTGCTCGTCGGAGACCTGGCCCTTGAAAGCGGTCGCCTTCAGGGTGTCGATCATTCCCGAGCCGTCGCCGATGTCGAGGCGCGCGGCGAGCTTGCTGGTCAGGGTTGCGAGTGCGTTGCTCATGCGGCCACCGCCTCGTAGGTGAGCGCCGACAGCTTGCTGATGCGGTCGTCGAGATCCGCCAGTTCTGCCGCCAGCTTCAAGCGGAGCTTCTGCTTCTGTTCCTGCAGGTCGGCGATCACAGCCGGCGTCGGGTCGAAGTCGTCAGGAACGTCGACCTCGACCTCGATCTTGCGCACCGTGGCGTAGGTCGAGTTCTCGCTCGTCTTGAACTCATACCGGTTGATTTCGAAGCGGCCTTGCGCCTCCCAGGAATCGTGATTCCACTGGAGGAAGCCCTTGATGATGTGCTTTGCCATGATGATCCTTAGCGAGAGAGAAGGTGCCCGACCAGCGAGAAGATGCTGATCAGCGCGAGGGGGAGAAGGACGACGCAGGTGCAGACGAAGCCGACAGACGACTTGGCCGGCGCATCGGCGCGGTGCAGGGCCCGGAGTTCGTCGCGCAGGGCGTCGATCTCGTGATCCATGTAGGCGGCCGTCGAGGGGTAGATGCGCTGGTGTTCCTCGTACTCGGCGAGCTGGGCGGAGACGATGCCGATGCGCTGGGCGCGGGTGCCGGCCTCCAGGGCGTGGAAGCGGCTATCGACGAAGTCTTGGGAGGCCCAGTGGCCGGGCTTGGAGCGGACGATCGCGCTCATGCTGCGAGCCTCACTTCGTAGCCGGCATCTTCCAAGGCTTCGGCGTGACTCAAGCAGCCCGCCATGCTTCCCGGCATCTCGCACCAGTCGACGATCTCGCCGGCTTCGTCCGCTTCGCTTCGAAGATGAAGGTTTCCGGTCCGCTGTACGCATGCACTGCGCTCACGACGACCAAGCTAGCCGTCTGCCCGTCCTTGTGGCCGACCAATGGCTCGGAGAGGCGATACAGCGCTGCATGGCCCGTGGCCCAGGGCAGGCGGTCCTTGATGAGGGTTGCGGTCTTCATTGCTGTACGTCCTTCGGCTGTGGTTGCAGTCGGGTGATGCGCTGGCGCAGCATTGCGGCCATCGCGGTGTTGAATTCGGCTGCGGCTTCGTGCTCGAGCAGCGCGCGCTCGGCCTCTTGCAACTGGTGCGTCCGAATCTTTTCGGGCTTGGTGGGGGCGAAGATCATTGGTAAAGCGCTCCAAAGGCATAGAGAAGGGCAGCGACAGCAACAGCCGCGCAGGCGATGGCAAGGAGGCCGGCGTAGAGGGCGTCGAGGACGGCGGTCACTTGAGGCTCGCTTTCGGCAGCAGGTCCAAGCCTTCCGGCGGTGCGCCGCGCTGCTGGATGACCACCTCGGTGACGATCGTGTCGATCTTCTTGCCGAAGAACTCCTTGAGCGCGTATTCGCGGGCCTTGCCTTCGAGGACGATCACAGAGGCGCCAACCATGTCGGCGCGCTTGGCCTCGTTGTCGTGCTCGGTGGTGGTGTGGATGCGGCTCATGCTGCGCTCCCGGTAGCCTTGGCAATGGCGGCAGCGGTTGCTGCGTGGCGACGATCAATGCCGGCGCACATCGCATGAAAGTCGGCAGCGGCATTCTTGCCTTCGTCCCGCAGGTCTCGTGCAATCTGGATGTTGTTGAATCCGTTGGCGATGTGGCGGTAGAAGTCGCGGCGGGCACGCATCTGCGCCAGCGTGGCGCAACGCTTCGCGGCGCTCACGATGCAGCCCTCCGAGCCATCTCGTCAGCGATCTCGAACGCGGTGCGGCAGTAGCCTCGGACCGACTGCTCGTATTCCTTGCGGTGGGCGTGCAAGATGTGCTCGCCTTGCGAGGCGACCAGGCCGCCGATTGCGTGGGCTGCGCACACCTCGCGGAACGTCAGCCGGGTCTGCGGCGTCCTGCGCGGGGTCTTCGTTGCTGTGATCATCACTACTCCTTGGGGTGGTGGGCGAGTAAGTGAATTATCGGCTGTTCGATATTGATGTCAACTGTTTTTGGATAGAGATGTCGATATTTTTTTCAGCGGAGGTCGCCGCTATCCTTCAGGGATGAACGAACCCGACCCGATGTGCTACGTCCTGCGCGATCTGCGAGCGCGCGCCGGCCTAAGCCAGAAGCAACTCGCCGCCGAACTGGAGGTGGCCTCTAGGACGATCCTGCGATGGGAAGCCGGCGACCAAACGCCAGCTCTATCAGACTTGCGGCGCCTGGCCGCTTACTTCGGGGTCAGCGTGGCGCAGTTGATTGGAGATGGGCCGGTAGACCTATCTCAGGCACCCGGCCGGCTGCAGGCCCCTGGTACTCGACCGTCCACTTGAAATCTCTTGAGATGCCGGCCCAGACGTAGAGGTCGGCCTGCTCCTGGCACAAGCCGAAGTTCCGGCCAGTGTCGCAATCCCGCATGAAGACCGAGCGCTCCTTGAATAGCTTCTGCACCGCGGCCTTGGCGATGGGCCGAATGGGGGAGGGCGCGGTAGTCGTCATGCACTTCTCAAGCGTCTCGATGCCTTCGATGCGCGAGCACAGTGACATCGCCTCATGCGCGGCATCTTCCAGCGGGTGCGAGCGCGCCAGCCCAACAAGGGACGCGAGTGTGACGAAAATTGTCAGGTGCTTGGCCATACTGGTCACCTCGAAGCCGTGATTTGTCGCTTGCGGATCGTGCCAAGTGTAATAACGCACACTTTTTTACATTCTGCCGGCTTGGCACACTAGCTGCGGTAGTTCATCCGTCCGGGGGTTTGTCCCCGGTCCACTCAACAGGAGTTTCTATATGAACCGTCGCACCATTGCCCGCCGCGCTCAAGCCGGCTTCACCCTCATCGAGCTGATGATCGTCGTCGCCATCATCGGCATCCTGGCCGCGGTGGCACTGCCAGCCTATCAGGACTACACCGTGCGCGCTCGAGTGACGGAGGGCTTGAACCTGGCCGCCAGCGCGAAGACTGCAGTCGCAGAGAATGCAGCTCAAGGCGCCGGCTTCGCTTCTGGCTGGACTGTGCCGGGGGCAACCACCAACGTCAACTCGGTGGGCATCGCTGCGGATACGGGTGTCATCACCATCACTTACACCGCTGCAGTCGGCGGCACGGCCAACCAGACCCTTACGCTCGTCCCGACGTCTGCCGGCGCCGCCCTGGCCGGCGATGCAACCGGCGCCACCGCTCCGACGACCACGACCGCAGGCACCGGCGGTAGCTCGACGGTTCCGGCTGGTGGCTCGATCACCTGGACCTGCACGCTGGGCACCCTGGCCGCCAAGTATGTCCCGGCCAACTGCCGCAACGCTGCAGCCGCGCCGTAATCCAACGCGTCGCGCTCAAGCAGAAGCCGCCCTCGGGCGGCTTTTTCGTTTCTACAGATCCCCGAATCCTGTTGACTCTCTCAGGCGCTTGGGCAATGCCCTGACGATCGGAGGTGCGGCAACGAACCCATCCCCGCATCTATCGACTAGATCGCTCACGCCCTTGATGAGCGTATACAGGCCGAAGCTCGGCGATTCGGCATAGGTTCCGGTGATCCTCATCAAACTGCCTTGGTCGGTGTGCGTGAACTGGATCATTCCGTCTGGCTCGTCTGGCGCCTTCGAAAGTGACTCCTCTTTTTTGACCCGCGCGGCTTTACGTCGTGCCGCGTCCTTGATTTGAAATACGTTTGGCATGCCCTTGTTCTTCCATGTTCGCAGGTAACGGCAGGAGGGCAGTAATTTCCCTTCTGCTCGACCCATCATCCTGCGATTCGCGTGCCATCAGCTTCCTGTCAGGTATCAGCCGCATTAGTGTCGAGACGATACTTTCAAGCCGTTCTGGCTCTTGGGCCAGCAATGCAAACAAAGGGGCTACAGCGGCCCGCGTAGGGGTGTCGGCGGCCTTCAGTGCTTCGGCCAATACCCTGAGAGCCGCACCGATTTGGTCGGGTTCTGATCGGGCTTGTTCCGACGAAGATCCGGCGCCCTGGAGCATCGCGCCTTCGCCGGTAGCAAGCCACTCCGCTCGGACCCCGCAGGCAGCCGCGAGCTGCGAGGTGTAGGTAGACCCCTGCCCAGTCGTCTCGGCCGTGGCAAACGCCGATTGAGACATCCCGGCGACCTTCGCGAGAGCGGTCTGCGTCAGGCCGGCATGCGTCCTGGCCTCGTAGAGCCGCAAACCATAGTCGGATCGGACCTTTTGTCGCATGCGCGGAGGGTAGTTGCCGAGGTTATCCAAAAATCTCTTGACCAAATATCGATCCTTGGATACCGTAGCGGCCATGGACTGGAAATCACTCATCGCAGACCTTCGGGCCCGAGGCGCAAGCCAGGTCCAACTGGCAGCGCTCTGCGGCTGCAAGCAATCGACGGTCAGCGTGCTTTCCACCGGGAAGACCACGCGACCCAGCTTTGAGATCGGCCAAGCGCTGATCACTCTGCACCAAACCAAACCCCGCGAGCTCAAGAGACTGCTCGCAGGCGTTGACACGAAGGCGGTCTGACATGCCACGTCCCCGCGACTTGCAAGAAGGCAAGAAGACCGAGCCCTTCGTCATCCGTGTGACGGAAGCCGAAGCCATCGCCATATACCGCGAAGCCGCCAAGCGCGACTTGCCACCTGCGGTGTTGCTGAGAAGGTTTGTTCGGCTTGGCATGGCGGCATCTTCTCCCGAACACCGGGCCGATGACAACGAAAGTTCAAGCGACTTCGCGTCGCTGCAGGATTCTTAGAGTGACTCCGAGTAACTTTCAACTGCCGATCGACTTCGCGAGCCGCGCCCAGTTCGCTCGCCGCCTCGGATCTGAGGCCGGCGACCGTGCAGCCCACAAGGCAGAGCGCGCCGATCCCGAGTTCCGCGCACGCGCTCTGCAGTTCATCGTCGCCTACATCCGCCAGCAGGGCGAGGCACGCGGCGAGGACGCCACCAACGCCGCGGTCCTGGCCGGCATCGAGCCGCCTGATGCGCGCGCCTTCGGCCCCGTCTACCAGACCGCCATCCGCCAGGGCCTGATCCGCGTCGTGGGCTACGTGCCCCGCGTGCGTGGTCATGGCTCCATGGGCGGCAAGCTCTATCGCAGTGGGGAGGCGTCTTGATGGCCACAGTTCCCAAACTCGTCGACAACGTGTGGGCCTTCATCGATCGCGCGTCCGATCTGCACGGAGAGATGATGGCCGAGCGCTTCTCTCAAGACATGCACTGCGAGTGTCTCGAAGTCGGGATGAATTCGCCGATCGAGCACCTTTTCTGGGTTGCGGCGAAGTTGCTCTGTCAAAGCGCCTTCGTGACCCCGAACCCAGATCCCGAATGGAGCAAGAGCGGCGAACTCGTCTTGGGTTGCGGCGCATTCATCCAGGCTCAGGTGCCGATCGGCAAATACCGCGTCGACTTCCTGCTGTCGCAAAACGGCATCGGACCCGATGAAATTCTGACGCCTGTCATTGTGGAGTTGGACGGGCATGACTTCCACGACAAGGACAAGCGTCAGCGCTCTTACGAGAAGGCGCGCGACCGGTTCCTCGTCAAGGAGCGATTCCGCGTCCTGCATTTCACTGGCAGCGATGTGGTGGCCGATCCGTTCAAGGTCGCGCACGAAGCTCTGGACATGATCGGTGTTTTCTCTGGCACTGGTCGAGGTCCTTACAACCCCAAAGATCCACTGGGGCAGGGGGCCTGATGGCAAACCAATGGCTCAGGCTCTGGCACGACATGCCGACCGATCCGAAGTGGCGGACGATCGCACGCGCCAGCGGCCAGCCGATCGCCCTGGTGCAAGCGGTCTATCTGCATCTTCTTGTCGATGCGTCACGCAATGTCACGCGAGGTCACGCAACTGTCACGCAGGAAGATTTGGCTAGTTCCCTCGACGTGACTGAGGAAGCAGTCGGGTCCGTTCTCGCCGCAATGCAGGGTCGCGTGCTTGAAGAAATGCGCCTGATGGGGTGGGAAGCTAGGCAGCCGAAGCGCGAGGACGCGGGCGATGACTCCACCGGGGCAAAGTCGGCCGCACAGAGGAAGGCAGAGCAGCGCGAGCGTGATCGTTTGGCCGCGCTTGAGGCTGCCGAGCAGGACTGTCACGACGCGTCACGCAATGTCACGCTAGATAAAGATAAAGACAAGATTAAGAAAGAAGCTAAAGCTTCTTACTCGGAGGACTTCGAGGCCGCCTATGGCCTGTACCCGAGCCGACCGGGCAAGTCCAAGGCCGACGCCTACAAGGCATGGCTCGCCCGGCTGAAGGACGGCGCCACGCCCATGGCAATGACGCTCGGCGTGACCCGGTATGCCGAGTACTGCAAAGCATGCGGCACCGAGCCGCGATTCATCAAGCAGCCGGCAACGTTCTTCGGCCCCGGCGAGTTCTACCTTGCCGACTGGACCGCCAGCGCGCCAGTGGTCCGCCATGTCGCCAACGGCAACAGGTACGCAGCAGCAGCAGCCGGGATCTTCGGCGCCCCCCAACAACAACGCGGAGAGGTCATCGATGTTTAAGCCGATCGTCGTGAGCGAAAGCCAGTTCAGGAACGCAGCCGAGCAGCCGGTCATTGCTGAGTCGGACGTCAAGCGCGTCTTCATGGTCCTGCATGGCTTCTACGGAAACCTGTTCCTGTCGAAGTTCTCGACCGGCGCTGTGGAGAACGGCGAAGACCAAGGAATCGCGAATGCCCGCCGCATCTGGGCGCATGGGCTGAGCGTCTTCGATGCCGAGACGATCAAATCGGCTCTGCGGGCGTGCCAAGAGCGACATAGCGAGTACCCCCCCAGCCTGCCCCAGTTCGTCGCACTGTGCGCCGCCAAGGCCCCGCGCCGGGCATTCCAGCAAGCCAATGCAATCGGCATGAGCGACCAGCTTCGCAGCCAGTACGCCCGCCAGGCGCGCGCCATCATCGCGAAGCACGACGAGAAGGCCCGCAAGCGCGAGACGGGATTCGTGCCGAACGTGCCCGGATTGGACGGCCTGAAGCAAGCGATTGCGAACGCCATCGGCACGGCTGGAGGCGACGAGGGCGCCGCGCTGCTGCGCCTCGACCGCATGTTTTCCAAGGTTGCCGCATGACCCGCGCCCAAGCAAACCAATGCCTTTCCTCCGTGAGGGAAGGGCGCTTCCAGCCGCAGCACCGGATCAACGAGGCCCTGCGGACTACCGGCGATCTGCCGCCAGTCGTGCGCCTGACGTCGCGCCGTACGCCGAACTTCGGGCGCGTGATCGCATGAGCCGCGGCTGCTTCAACCGCGAGCCCTTCGACACAAGCACCACCGTGCAGGACGGCTGGCACCTGGTTGCGTGGGGCGCCGATGGCTTCACGCGCACGCCGAACATGGTCGAGGTGCCGTTCCGCATGGAGCCCACCTGCCAATTCACCCACACCGAACTCGGCCAGGCAGACAAGCGCTGCGACGGCTGCAAATGGAGAGCAACTGCATGAGCAAAGAAATCTGGCCCGGCATCGGCCTTTCCAGTTCGCCCTTTGATTGGGCGAAGTTCACGGCATCGGCAGCGCAAGGACAGAAGAGCGCCGAGGCGGTCGAGAAGCGCCGCGCGAGCGGAACCGACTTCAGCACCTTCATCGGCATCAGCAAGAAGGCTGACATCACGAGCCGCCGCGGTGCGCCTTCGATGATGCGCAAGGGCGGGAAGCGTGGCCCAGCGGCCGGGACTGGCCTGATCGCGGACAGCGCGACCGGCCAAGTTCGCGCGCTTCTCGCCAGCGGTCCGAAAGGCAGCGGGGAGCTTGCAAAGGCGGTTGGCGTCACCGTCCAGCGCGTCATAAGCCTCATGCGCAACGACGTTCGCCAGGGTCGGATCGTGAAGATCGGCACGGTTCGCCCGCTGCTGTACGCGCTCCCGGAGGCCGAGTGAACGACAAGCGCCGCACCGACGACGAACTCGCCCAGATGTGGATAGACGAAGTCGCCCGCGCGCGCCGGGTCATGGCCGAGCGCCAGCGCCTCGCCGACGCCATGCGCCAGGCTGGGTTTGCCACGCCGAAACAGAAGCTGGAAGGGGAAGCGAAGTGAATTGGTTGAACAAGTGCCATTTTGGCGACTGCCGCGAGGCGATGAAGGCATGGCCGGGCGCCGTCGCTGATGCCTGCATCACTGATCCGCCCTACGGCGACACATCGCTGGAGTGGGATCGCCGCTGCGAGGGATGGATGGCCGAGGTGGCGCGCGTCCTGAAGCCGGCCGCCTCCATCTGGGTGTTCGGCTCGATGCGCTACCTGTCCACAATTTTCGGCGAGATGGAGGCTGCGGGGTTCAAGTACGCGCAGGACATCGTCTGGGAAAAGCAGAACGGCACCGGCTTTCACGCCGACCGCTTCCGCCGCGTGCACGAGCATGCAATCCAGTTCTACCGCGGCGCATGGGGCGAGGTGTTCCACGAGGCGCAGGTCACGATGGACGCGAACGCCAAGACCGTGCGCCGGAAGACCCGGCCGACCCACACCGGCCACATTGACGCGGGGCACTACGTCTCGCACGACGGCGGCCCGAAGTTGCAGCGCAGCGTTCTACAGGTCTCGAACGAGCACGGAACGGCGGTGCATCCGACCCAGAAACCACTCGGCATTCTGGCTCCGCTGATCCGCTATTCCGTGCCGGCTGGCGGCATCGTGATCGATCCCTTCCTTGGGAGCGGGTCTACGGGGATCGCCGCCGAGCAGCTTGGCCGCCAGTGGGCCGGCTGCGAACTAAACCCGGAATGCGAAGCCATGCAGGACAGCCGCACGGCGCAGCAGGGCCTTTGCCTGGAGGCCGCATGACCTATGACACTGGAACAACACCTTGCGCACCTCTTGCACCTGATGTCGGAGCACCCGGAGGGCTGGAAGCAGCACTGCTGGCACCGGGCCAAGGAGCTGGCGAAGCATCCGGAGTTCGCGGACCTGCCGCGGCTGCTGACCGAGGCACTGAAGTCCGAGCCGCAACCCGCTGGTACGTCGCCGGCCCCATGACCGGATACCCGGACCTGAATTTCCCGATGTTCCACAAGCACACGGCCACGCTGCGCGCCGCTGGCTTTCAGGTCGAGAACCCGGCCGAGATCTGCCCGGACCCGGGCGCGAAGTGGGAAGACTGCATGCGCGCCGACATCGCCAAGCTGGTGACCTGCGACGCGATCCTGCTGCTGCCGGGCTGGCAGAAGTCGCGCGGGGCGAACATCGAGGCCGGTCTGGCGCATGCGCTGGTCATGCAGGTTGTCGAGGTGGCGGCGTGATGGACAAGCGAGTCCTCCACCTGCGCAGCATGGCCGTGCGGCAGCGCGCCGTCGATGCCGTTTGGGGCGCGCCGGATGAGTCCGTGGTCACGATCGCCGAGCCATCCCGCAACGGAGAGCAGAACGCCAAGTTTCACGCGCTGTGCGGCGATCTGGCGAAGTCTGGGCTCCCGTGGGCCGGCAAGCGGCGCACCTTGGCCGAGTGGAAGGTGTTGATGGTGTCGGGGCACGCCGTCGCCACGAAGGAGGGCGCCGAGATCGTGCCCGGCGTCGAAGGCGAGTTCGTGAACATCCGGGAATCGACCGCCCTGATGTCCAAGCGCCGGGGCTCGAGCCTCATCGAGTACACGGTGGCGTTCTGTGCCATGCACGAAATCCACACGCTGGAGGCCGCATGAACTTCTGGCCGTTCAAGAAGAAGCCGGCGCCGAAGCCGCGCATCATGAAATTCGATTTCCCGATGGCCGACGGCGATTGGCGCTGCGGCGTCGGGTTGGTGCGCTATTACGGCGTCAACATGGCCGGCATGCGGTGCGAGCAGCCGATGGGCGAGGGCAAGACCCCCGAAGCTGCCTACTACGACTGGGCGCAGAAGTGCGCCGTGCAGCAGGAATGGCGGGGGAAGTACTGATGCTCACCACCACCCTGCGCCCGAAGACCTGCGCGCACTGCCAGACCAGCTTCATGCCGGCCCGGACCATGCAAGCCGTGTGCTCGCCAACCTGCGCCCGCCGCAAGGTCGAGGCCGACAAGAAGGCAGAGAAGGCCGACCTGAAGCGCCGGAAGCAAGACGCGCAGACCGTCACCGAGCTGAAGGCCGAGGTGCAGAAGGAGGTCAACGCCTACGTCAGGGCCCGAGACCGCGGCCTGCCGTGCATCTCCTGCGGCAAGCCGTGGCAGCCCGACTTCCAAGCCGGCCACTACCGCAGCCGCGGCGCCGCCGGCCACTTGGCGCTCGACGTCCGCAACATCCACGGCCAATGCGTTCAGTGCAACCTGCACAAGCACTCCAACGCCGTCGAGTACCGCATCCGGCTGGTGGAGCGCTGCGGCGTCGCCCTGGTGGAAGCGCTCGAAGCGGACAACGACCCCGTCAAGCTGGACCGCGACACCCTGCGGCAGATCAAGGTCATCTACCGGGCCAAGCTGCGCGAACTCAAGAAAGGGCAGGGATGAACATCCGCCGCATCCTGTGGGGCTGCTTGGGCTACGAGCCGCCGCCGCCTGAGGAAGAGAAGTACATCCGTCTCAACTGCATCGACGGCCGGGTCGACTATGGGCCGCTCTTCGGCCATGCGCCGATTCCGTTCCCACCGAAGCCCGCGCCCCTCCAGTTCCCCACCATCGACGCCTCTCTCCTACCCGCACCCAAGGAAACAGCATGAACGACACCATCACGATCACCAAGGCCCAACTCCAGGCCGCCCTGCAGGCTTGGGAGCAGGACGCCCGCGACGGCAAGATGCTGACGCCCGACGAATCGCGCGCCATGCCTGTCGAGGAATGCGCGGCGAACTCGGCGGATCACCTGTGGTCGCTGCTGGGTGCGGCATGAAGGGCATCACCACCATAGCCGCATTGCCGAACGGCGCCGGCCAGGCTGCACACCTCCCGGCAGAGGTAGGGGAGAAGCCGAGGAATCTCGTCACCCTCACCATCGACTCGAAGCAGTTCACCTTCGATATGGACGCGCTCATGCGTTCGGCGGTCAAGAGCGCCCTCGTCGAGAGCATCTGCAACTCGGCATCTCGGAGGCTTTTCCTGTGAACTGGCAGACCACGTACCCCACCATCGCCGCCACCAAGGAGGCGAACTTCACCACGCTGAATACCTGGATCGAGAACCTGCCGGCGCCTGAGACCGCGGTTGAGCATGCCGTCTGGCGGCGGCTGCACCTCATGCGTGACAAGCGGGCCGGCGAGGAGGTGCGGAGGGCCGCGCCCGAGGTCGCCGACAAGATGAACGAGATCCGCGACCTTCTGAGCCGCGTGACCGGCGTTGTCCAAGCGAAATGGTAGCCATGACCGCAGACCAAGAAGCCCGCCTCACCGCCCTTGAGCGCCAGATGCGCGCCATCGCCCGCCGCTCGGTGTCGATGAACGACTACAACCGCCGGATGAACCAGTGCGACGACCTGCGTCAGTTCTTGGTCGTAGCAGCCCACGGATACGCCCATGAGCACACCGTAGACGAGTGGATCGAGATCGCCGAGAAGGCAGTAGAGGGAGGGGAAGCATGACGTTCGTCCTGTTGCTGCTGTTCGTCGGGTTGCCCGTGCTCGCGATCGGCGCCCTGGTCTCTCACGCCAAGAAGCAGGAGGCGCAGCGCCAGCGCAAGGAGAGCCTAGATTGCGCGCGCTTCGTGTGGCGGACCGCGACCATGGGCGAGGACGGCGTGATTCGCGTCAATATGGCTACGGAAGACAAGTGGCGCGCCGAGAACCCGGGCTGGGATACGTTCCATCGGGAATTCCTGGCCGCAACCTTCAGGGCGGGCCGCTGATGTACCGAGTCCCGAACGCCATCCACAGCGAGCTGCTGAACTGGGCGGCTTGGTGCAACCTTGGGGCATGGCCGCACCCGCTGCCGCGCACCCAGTGCGGGTCACTGGAGGGAGACTACCGCGCGCCCCCAGAGTGGGATTCGGACCTTGAGGAGGCCCCGCCGCCCCCGAAGATCCGCCCGAACGAGCGTCACGCGCGCCGGATGCAAGAGGCGTGGGAATCGCTCGAGGGCTTCCCGCGGCTGGTGCTGAAGTCCGAATACCCCGGCTTCGATGGCGGCCGCGCCGACCGCGCCGAAAAGCTGCGCCTCACGGTCCAGCAATACGAGAACCATCTGCAGATCGCAGTCAACCGAGTGGAGGCCATGTTTGCAACATGCGCGTGAAGTAATCGAACTCCTTGGCGCCTATCCGGGCCGGGACTTTCGGATCAAGGAGATCCTGAGCTACGCCAGCCGTGGCCGGGAGTTGAGCCAGCGGGAGCGCCATGCCATGCGCATCAGCGTCAGCCGTGCGTTGCAGGCGCTGGCCGAGGCTGGTAGCGTGCTGGTCCGGCCGCCGCGCGCTGCCCGTGGAGGATTTGCACAATACCGCTGGCGCGAATGATTAAGTGTGTATAGAATTGGTCTGTCGGTGGCGTAGGTAGCAGGTTCATCTTTGGGATTTGACTCCCTGCTGCTGTTTGTTCCCCGACACTGAATTTTGGTTTTCGAGGTGGCGTAGACATCGGTTCCTTCGCATATAAGTCCGGTGTCGCCTGTTCCCCTTACTTAGTTTTGGCGTGGCGTAGGTGCCGGTTACTTCTCTTGAAACGAACCAGCCCGGCATCGCTTGTTCCCGCCTCTTATTGGAGATCGCATGCGCACCAATCTCGCTGTCAAGCACCCGCCCATCGTGACCAACGAGGGCGGCGCGGCTGTGCGAATCGGCCCGGAACGTGAGCTGCGTCGCACTGTCGCGGCCTGCATGCTCTGGGAGTCGGGCTTCTACGAGTCGGGCGCGTCGGTCGCTGACCGCATCAAGTCGCTGGTCCCACAATGCTCGCCGGCCTGCGTGGCTGCATGCGCTTTCGAGGCGCGCACGAAGATGAAGCTCCGCCATGTGCCGCTGCTTCTGGTGCGTGAGATGGCTCGCCACCCGGCGCACCGCCTGCTGGTCGCCAAGCTGCTGCCCGACATCATCCAGCGCGCCGACGAGCTGGCCGAGTTCCTGTCGATCTACTGGAAGGACGGTGCCGATCAGCCTGTCTCGAAGCAGGTCAAGACCGGCCTTGCAGCCGCATTCCTCAAGTTCAACGAGTACCAGTTCGCAAAGTACAACCGCGACGGCGCGGTGAAACTGCGCGACGTGCTGTTCTTGTGCCATGCCAAGGCGCAGACGGTCGAGCAGGAAGCCCTGTTCAAGAAGATCGTCGACGGCAAGCTGACGACCCCGGACACCTGGGAGGTTGCGCTATCGGGCGGCGCCGACAAAAAGGCCACCTTCGAGCGCCTGATGGCCGAGGGGCAATTGGGCGCGCTCGCTTTCCTGCGGAACATGCGGAATATGAAGGAGGCGGGCGTCCTGCCCGAGACCGTGACCGAATACGCGGCCAAGGTCGACATTTCGCGGGTCTTGCCGTTCCGATTCATCGCCGCGGCCCGCGTGGTCCCCGAGTGGGAGCACTGGATCGAGCCGATGATGCTGCGCGCCTGCGAAGGCCAGACCAAGCTCGCCGGCAAGACCGTTGTCATGCTCGACGTGTCGGGTTCGATGTTCTCGCACATCTCGGCAAAGTCGGATCTGCAGCGCATCGATGCCGCCTGCGGCCTGGCGATACTGCTGCGCGAACTGTGCGATGACGTCGAGGTGATCACGTTCTCGGATGGTCAAGCGCGTGTGCCGGCTCGTCGCGGCTTTGCACTGCGCGATGCCATCGTGAACAGCCAGCAGCACGGCGGAACCTACCTCGGCCGGGCTGTCGCAGCCGTGAACAAGGAATGCACGTTCGACCGCCTGATCGTCCTGACCGACGAGCAATCGGCCGATGCTGTGCCCGTGCCTGCCGCAAAGGGATACGTTATCAACGTGGCGAGCAACAAGAACGGCGTCGGCTATGGCCCGTGGAACCACATCGACGGCTGGTCCGAGGCGGTGATTGGCTACATCCAAGAGTTCGAAAAGGAAGCCTGAGGCGCGCGGTCGGCCACCCTTGCAGGGCGAGACGATGAAGCGCTTTCAGGTGGTGCTCGACCCCGAGACCGTGGAAGGCATGAAGTCGCTCGACGATGGCAACCTGTCGGGCGGCATCCGCAAGGCATGGAAGAAGCTGAAGGGAAAGTGATACATGACACTGCGCACAACTGACACGTAACCGGATACATTGAGCCCCGGGACATTGCCTCTGCAGTGTTCCACCACACAAGCCGCCCAGGTTCGCCTCGGCGGCTTTTCTGTTTGCCTCGGCCGGGCTCGCGTGATTTCCTAGCGGAGCACCAAGCACGGTCGTCCCGCGCCGAGCATTCATCTCTCCTCTGAGCCTGACGGAGTTTCCCGCGCGTTCGGTGGCGCGTAATCAGGCGACCGAGAACGGCAGACAGCCGCCCACAAGGGAAGACCTCATGGCTCTCACCACCCTCAAGCCCAGGCTCGGCGTCCTCAAGACCACAAGGGCCCCGATGCTCGAGGCCAAGGCAGGCGCCACAGAGATGGAGCGAGGCAGGGCATGGATGGCCAAGCGCCAACGTGTGGCCCTCGCCCATGGCTACCAGTGCGCTACCTGCCGCAGGGCATGGATCTCGTACCGTGACCAGATCGACCACCGCATCCCAAGGGAGCAGGGTGGCAGCAACGACGAGAGCAACCTTCAGCCCTTGTGCAACGAGTGCCACAAGGCGAAGACGGATGGTGAGGCCAAGGCCAGGGCAGGGCGCTGATCGAGGCTCCTGCGCCGTCCTGGTGGCACGGTGGGGTATCGACACCCCGGGGGGTGGTCAAAGTCTGGAGGGTGCCGCCCCGGGAAAC